TCGATCCCACCATATTCGTCAATGGTGACTGTTCCGTGATTCGTTGGGTTCGATCCTCCCCTGATTACTACGTTGTCCCCAGACCCAGCCAGATCTATCAGGATATCCTGACCAGTGGTTGCCTGAATGATGTTGTTCAGTCTGGCCTGGGTAAGTATCTGAAGATCCTTGATTGCCCCAGAAGTCCACTTCGCGGCAGACGATATCGAACCAAGTTCTCCGAAGGAATCGCTTCCAGGCATAACGTTCACAGCGTTAATCTGGCCCAGCGTATTCCAGCCCATGTCCCTGTTCAGTGCCCCACCCCCATCGCCCATGAAGAGGAACCAGTCTGATACCCCTGGGCTTCCGCTCATCTGAGAGAAGTCAAAAGCGATATGGGTTCCTGGCTGATCCAAGTCTATCAGGGAGATCAGGCCATGAACGAAGCCATTCAAAAGGGCATCTGTGATGGCTTCCAAGTTGTCGCCCATGTAGTTGAAGTATGCAGGGCGAACAGCCCCTTGGGCGATCCAATAACTCACATAGAGAAGGGCAGTCTCTGCTGAATTACTGAAGCGAATCATCCCAGTGGGGAAGTCCACTTGATATTCCGTTGGGGCCAGAGTGATCTGATCATTCCCCACAAGCGTGAACTTCGTTCCCGTCTGGCCTGGCCCGGTCCAAATTTCGAAGAAGTCCCCTGTTTCCCCTTCAGGCAGTTCGTCAAGTGGATAGTCAAGAAGAAGGACTTGATTGTAATGGGGCGGATCAGTTGCATCAAAGCTGGGAACCAGAATAGTCACATCTTCTATGCGTCTGGGAACCCCATACCACTGGGTCTGAACTCCTAAGTGAACGCGTTGAAAGCCACGAATCTTGAATAGATTGAATACTTGAGTGGGATAAGGCGAATCAACCCAGTCTTCCCAGGCCCACCCACCTTCAACGGGAACTGGGTTCGATGTTGGATACCAGAATTCCGGCATATCTCATCCCCTTATTGAACAGGCCTTCTGAAACCATCGTTCGATCTCTCGGCTGTGTCGGATCGAACTGTTCGAAGCCAAAGGCCTCCGATTCGGTCGTCTTCGAATACCTGAAGGATAGCGTATCGCTTCGCGTCAATTATCAGATGCCAATAATGGGTGATGCCAGGAACATCAGCGAGGGAAACGAAGACGCGATAATGATTCACATCATACCGCCCATCTTCGCGGAATTCGTCTTCCTGGGTATCCGCGAAGACTATGGCAACAACGATATGGGAAGTTCCGTCTGGTTCAACGGCTTCGATAGTTTCAGCGAACTCGTCTTCATTCTGGAAGACTTCCGCCACATCCTGAACGATTACTTCCTTCAGCGTCATAACTCAGAAAGGGGAAGAGGCCCGGAGGCCTCTTCCCCATCGTCCTTTCTGTGTTGTTTCGGCTTCGGATCTGGGGCCCTTGGCTCTGAACAGACTTCCTCCGCCAGGATACGTTCAAGCATCATGAAGCTTGCCTGGCGGAAGACGTCATTCGCGTTCAGCCCTTTGGTATGATCCAGATCCTGAACAGCCATCAGGAGAAGGTTCCCTTCATCCCAAGCTGCCAGAAACCATATCCAGCGTTTCCATTCCATTCAGTTCCGAACAGGTATCTCCTGTTCATGAACGCTTCCTGGCTTCCGTCTGCCTGCATGTCAGCGTCAACAGGCATTTCTTCCTGCAGAATGAATGGGGAAACACTGGAATCGCGAACGAACATCGCAATTGAAGCCGTCCAGTCCAGCCGAGGATTCGGAATGTACCCCAGACGGAAGTTCTGTCCGATCAGGGGATTGTCCCTTACCCCAGAGCCAGTATCAAGAGTGTTCTGGCTGATGGCCTGGATCGCGGAAGACAGAAGCGTTCCGTGAACTGGGGCCATTACAACGAAGTCCATGGACTGCCCCAGCATGGGATCACCTTTGTCGTCAAGGTATGACCAGAAGTGATTGACCATCCAGAGGAGAACTTTCGCCATATCGTCCGGCGTAGGTTCCGAGGGAGTGGTAACATCGAAGCCACCATAGTCCCCAGAGTCAACCAGATTCGATTGAACCCCAGACTCGCCCTCTTCATGATCGTCCGCGAAGAACGGCTTCCCATCGTAGCAGAGTTCCGATTCCCCGAGGCCAATCAGATCCGAGATTAGCTTGTTAGGGTGTTCGGCTGCCTTCCTGGCAAGATCGCCGATTCGTCTGGCAACCTGATCTTCTTTGTCCCTTCGGAAGTCTTCCTTCTGAAGTTCAATCGTCGCTTCGAATGGCTCATTCACGATGGTATAGCCATTCCCGCGAAGCTGGGCTGCCTGCCTTCCACCAGTCCATTGACGCATCGATGGGGCAGCCCCAAGCCACCGGTATCGTTCCAGATCGTTGTTCGATCCGAACTTCATGGCCAGCTGATTCCACCACATGCCCCCAAGGGCCATCTGGTAATCGTAGAAGAAGTTATACTTGTACCCTTCTGGGTTCAACAAAGCCTTTGACATTTCTTCACCTTCCTTTGGCTTTGTCCTTCATCCCACCCTATGGAATGCCCTGGGCCCTTTGCCCAGGATTGTTATTAGGCCCCAGATGGGGCAGTGAACTTCACGATCCCCACGCCATCGGAGATATACCTCTGAACGATCCCAACTTGGGTATCAGTTCCAGAGTCTGTGATGGAAAGATCGTTATCTGTGGTGGCATAGACGGGAGCGCCCAGGGAAGTGATCACAAGATCTGTGACTGCCACCTTCGCATAGTAGGTTCCCCTACGAACGCGAACGTTCTTATCCCCTACGTCCCCATCACTGTTGTCCACTTCATCGATTGCATGGCCCAGGAACTGATCCCCGTCTTCAAAGGGCCTTGCATACCCAGAAGCCGCAATCTCTCCAACCATTGAGCCCTGAAATACATGGGCTGTGGCCCCCAAGGGATAATCATCGAAATCACCCAGATCAATTCTCATCGGCTGATTCTGTGTCAATGCAGCCATGATTCACCTTCTTCCTTTCCGTTCTTCATCCCACCCTATGGGATTCTTGATTAGTCGTCTTCCTCTTCTGCCTGCCTGATCTTTTCCTGCAAGCTGAAGTAGTAGACTTCGAAGCGATTCAGGAACTTCCTACGAAGGCCTGAATCCGCGTTCCACTTTGCCTGGGCCTCTGCCTCGGAGAGAAGAACCGGCTTCGGTTCCTCTGGATCTTCGTTGGGCCCAGGGGAAACCGGGGCGGCTGAAGTAAGCTGTTCAAGCTTCTTCTCCTGAAGGGCCATGATGGCATCTTTCACTTCAGCCCCTGCCTGAATCAGATCCTGGCCCAGCTTCGTCAAGCCGAAGGCCTCTGCCTTCTGCATAATGGCCAGGCAGCGTTCCCGTTCGCCCTGAATGGCCCCGGGGTCAAACTTCTCCTCTTGAAGCTTAACCACAGTCGCCGTTTGTTCAGGGATCTTCACCGTCTGAACTTCGTCCTTCACTTCGGCTTCCATTGTCCCTTCCTTTCCGTTCACTTCAGAAACCTTCACCCTTACTGTTTCTCGTTCAGCCATCGCCATCGCTGATGTTCTCTCATCAGCCCCAAGGGCACAAAGGGACACTTCCCTAAGTCGCCAGTCCTTCAGGATGAAGGCAGGCCCTCTGACATTATGGCCATTCACTTTCAAGCTTTCTCCCTTCGAAAGCTTCAAGACTTTCCTCGCTGGAACGTATACGGAAGCTTCAAAGGGATGCCCTTCCGCAAGAAGGCCCATCGTTTCCCTTCCCACTTCCGTCGCATCTGTGGGATAGCCTTCCGCCACAAGCCGCCCATCTTCTTCGATCCTAATCCTATCCGTTCGCCCACAAATTGCCTTCGGATCATGTTCGCGGAGAATGGACTTCTTCTGCCTCCCGATAGTCCCTGAAGACATATCCAGAATTACCGTTCCCCAGGCCCCATGGCTGAACGGCTTCCCACTGTTCGCCACGATTCCTACCCTTCGCGGCTGCCCTTCATCATCGCTGAACATTACCTGAACTTCAGGATCTGCCTCGCAAAGGATGAAGTTCTCTGCAGGCATGCTTTGAAACTGGGAATCGTCGTTCTGTTCCATGTTCTTCTCTCCGGTGGCTGGTTCAAACTTGATAGGCTTCAAGTCATTATCCTTGAGCCACTTCCTGGCCTCGGCTTCTGTCCAGTTATCCGTTGGGAACCGAAGGGCCTGAAGGACAACAGGATCAGAGGCCCCAGACTTACCCTTCAGCTTTCCCCAGATGATACTGATAGTCTTCGGAACCTTCATGCTTCCGAATATCGTTCCCCCTTCAGTTCGTCGGAACGTATCAGGATCGAAGTCCCCAGGCCTTCGGAACCTTGCAGCATGTTCATTCGGGTATGGCATTATCCTTCGCCCTGCCCTTCAGTCTTCATCCTGTTCAGACTCTCTTCCCACCTTCTGGCAATGAGGCCCATTAAGTCCACATCAGAAAGCCCTTGGCTTCCCGAGGCAGCCACCGGCTTCACCCCTGGCTGGGGAAGGCCCAGTTCCTCGCGTTTCGCTTGTTCCCTGGCCTGTTGTTCAAGCGTCTGTTCCCAGTTCTTCCCTCGAGAAGCTGATTCATCAGCGAGGGCGGAAAGATAGTTCTCCATTGATACCTTCGCTGCCTGGGCTTCCTTCAGTGGATCCACCCATTCCCAGCCCGGAGTGATCCAGGCAGCCCGGTTCCATTCCTGGGCCTGTTCCATGTAATCGATATCACCCAGCTGCCCTCGGAGGAACGCTTCCTGCAGAAGCCATTCCCAGACGTTCTGACAAAGCTTGCGCCCCAGCCATGCTTGACGATACCTGAAGACGCGGTATGCCTGCAGAAGGCCTGCCCTCGCGGAAGAGTAGTTCGTTTTGCTGAAGTCCTTCGATATCAGTTCGTAGGGCAGGCCCCAGGCAGATCCGAATCTCCTCATCATGGCCTGAAGGAAAGGTTCGAACTGCCCTCCCGGTCTGTCAACGCTGAAGGACTTCATATCCTGCCCAGGCAGAAGGTATTGAATGATCCCTGGCCTCATTCTTTCCAGCCGTTCCGCGTCATCATTGTGGGAAGTTGCGTTTGCTGTGGCCATTCCATAGGGGTTCTGTGTGGTAATGAAGAGGGCCACACAAGCCGCAACTCTGGCAGCAACCACTTCGGCTTCAACGTATCCTTCGACGTGATTCAGAAGATCCAGAACTGGGGCGAACATGGGAATCCCTCGAGATTGCCCAGGCCTTTCCTGATAGTACAAGTGAAGGACGTTCCGAAGCCCGGTCTCTTCATCCCAGATGGGGATTCGCGTGAAGCCTTCCGAGGATAGCTTTCTAGGCTTCTTTGGATCTTTCCAGTTGATTTGCTGAACCCATATCGCGATGGGTTGCCCTGATCCGTCAAGTTCTATGCCTGATCTGATCCCCTTCCCCTGCATATCGGTTGGGGTATCAACGCGGGAAGGATCGATCATTTCAAGGGCCAGACTGTAAGGCCTCACCCCATCAATCATTCTTCGAAGAAGGAAGGCCTCCCCCGCCACAAGCATAGAACGTTCAGTCTGGGCCTGGATTTCGTAGAAGTCCAGAATATCCTTCGCGTCTGCATAGGGAACCCAGTTCTCCCATGCATGCTCTGCAGCTTCTTGGAAGGCATCGGCTTCTTCCTGGCTAATCCCAAGGGCCTTCTCGTTAACCCTGGACTGTGGTCTGATCCCTGTACTGATTACGTTCGCTATGAAGGTAGTAATTACCCCGGAAGCGTCTGAACTGTTGCGAACTAGATCCTCTGAACGTGAACGAAGCTTTTTCAGATCCTGAAGAAGGGCTTCGTCTGCCAGGTAATCCGTTGGGTTCCAGTTATCCGTTGTTCTTGTTATCTTCCCGCCCTGATATCCGCCAAGGAAGAATTCCGGTCCCTGATCCAGAATGGCCCTCGCGGCTGAACGCTGAAGGGCCCTCTGAGGAGAGAAGGCCTTGACTGTTGCGTCAACTATCGCTGTGATGGGGCCCTTCCGAGGAACCCTGGGCTTCCGTTTCATTTTCATCATCGGCTTCCAAACTGGGCATAGTTCCGTGAAGGCTCATTGGTCTGCAGGCCAACTTCCTCTTGAAGTTCCCTCCGCCACTCCCGAAGTTCTTTCAAGTTCTCCCTGTTCACTGTTCGCCCTCCGATTGAATAAGACTTCGCCCCAGACACAAGGGCGAAGATCGCGCTATTCACAGCGTCAAGCTGTTCCTGAAGTGTCGGAGAAGCCATCGAAGCTGCCTTTCAGAAGAAGCCTTATCATGCTAAGCCACTATATGTCAATACCCGGAATCGACTGTATCCCATATGTTGGGGATTGTCAAATTCGATGAAAGGAAGCCCAGTCCCCGGACTGAAGGGCAGGCCTCGGAAGACACCATGGGCGGAATATCATCACCACAGACGGGAAGGGGGAATTGATATCGTCCTTCCCAGGATGCCCGAATCGAATTCTCCCCTTCCTGAAGCGAACTTCATTCGCCCATCT